TAAATTGTTGAGTAAAGATTCAGCAGAAGCTTTATCTACCCTAGCCGATGAGATCCAAGAGATTTATCAAGATATTGATACAATGCTTTCACAAGCAAGTCCGGAAGAAGTAGAAGAAGAAGTAAACGTTGAAGCTAACGAAACAATTAAGAGAACAATAGAAATTCTTACTGAAACAGTAGGAATATAAGGAGAACTAACTTGGATATTAAACAAGCAGAAAAGGAACTCCAACAACTTAGGGAAACTACACTTGCTGAATTTTCAGATGTTGATGCTAAAGGCATGGGCGCAGAAAAATTAGCAGAGTGGAATGTCCGTAACGAAGAAATGATCACATTAGCTGAAGATATCAAAACCGCAAAGAAATTTGAGGCAGAGAAAACAGCTATGGAATCCGATTTCGAAAAAGGTAAAGCAGTAGAGCCACAAGCAATACATACAGAAGCTAAAGAAGAAACACCAAGAACTCTTGGTAAAGCTTTATTAGATTCAAATGCCTACAAATCCTTTATGGAAAATGGACAGAAGAACGTTTCATCAGAGTTGAAATGGAATCCACAAGTAGAGTTGAAAACAACTCTTACAGAAACCGGTTACCCACCAGCAGTTACAAGATCAGATTTGATCGTGCCTACTGCAACAAGGGCGCCGTTAACTATTCCAGATCTTATCGACACTATCACAACAGATCAGTTTCAATATAAGTATCTAGAAGAAACAACATTTACTAATAACGCATCAGCAACAGCAGAGGGATCTGCTCTTGGCGAATCAGCATTAGCTTTCACCGAGAAAACTGAAGCTATTAGAAAAATTGGGGCATTCTTGCCTGTAACAGAGGAATTATTAGCCGATGTAACAGCTGTACAAGGATATCTCGATTCAAGATTAAGAACTATGGTAAACCTTGCCGTGTCCGATCAAATTATGGCCGGATCCGGATCAGGAGCAAACTTAACAGGATTTCTTAATGTGTCAGGTATAAATACATTCGATTACTCAAGCTACTCAGGTAACTTAAAGAGAATTGGTCAAGTGTACGAAGCAATTACCGAAATACAAAAAGATAGCTTCTTAAGTCCGGATGCAATAATTATGCACCCAAGCGACTGGTATCAAGTAGTAACCGAAGTTAATGCCGTAACAACAAGTGGGTCTTTGAATCCATTATTTGTTGGTGCAGGACAGTTCCAAGGTAATGCAACTGCTTCCCTATGGGGATTACCAGTTGTACTTGATACAACACGTCCGGCAGGTACTCCAGTTATTGGTGTATTTGGTGGCGGTCAAGCAGTCCACCTAGTCGCAAGACAAGGTATGGAAGTCGCTATGTCCGACTCACACGATGATAACTTCACAAAAGATATCATGGTTATGAAAGCAACTGTAAGAATGGGTATGCCCGTTTACAGACCAACAGCTTTCTGTACTATTACAAACTTCTAAGAAATTAGAATGGCTTTAATGTCCCACTCGAGCTACGCAAGTAATTCGGGTGGGGTTGAAGCAAGAAAGGAAATAATGAAACTCAAAAAAGATATTTATATGAATGACAAAGGCGAAATCAAAGAGGGATCCGCTAAAGGACTTCCGACTGGTTGGGCTAAAGGTAAAGTACTTGGACGTAAAGGCCAAGAGATTACTGATGCGCAAGCTAAAGAGTGGAAAATTGGCGTAAAGGCCAAAGCACCCAAAGAAAACAAAGCTAAGTAATTTAAATGTCGCACGGTCAATATGTAGATAAAGCCGATTTAAAAACCTATATAGGTATTTCGGGAAGTGGTCAAGATACTAATATTGACAACGCTATTGACGGTGCTTCAAGACAAATAGATCGTATATGCGGTAGGAATTTTTGGCAAGACGATTCTGTTACTGATAAACACTACACACCAATATCTAATCTATTTTTAGATACTGCGGACATATCAACTGCGACTGGTTTAGTAGTTAAGTTAGATACAACAGACGACGGCACGCACGATACGACACTAACAATTAATACAGACTTCATACTCACACCGGTAAATCCTCGTGAAACAAAGATAACAGGCGGAACTACCTACTATGAGCCATATACACAAATTAAGATTTTAGATACACGATCAAGCGAAAGATTTGATCCGGATATTATTAATAACGTTAAAGTGACTGCTAAATTTGGCTTTTCAATAGTTCCAGAAGATATCAAACAAGCAACGCTCATACAAGCTTTAAGACTGTTTAAAAGAAAAGATACGCCATTCAACGTGTTTGGTAATGAACAGACTGGGACAATAGAACTATTTAACAGGTTTGATCCGGACGCTATGGCCTTATTGAAAAGGTGGCGTAAGAACACACTTACCGGCATAAAACTTTAATGGCTGTAAACGACAGAATTGAAATACAAGGCATAGATAAGTTAAAGAAAAGACTAGATCTAGCAGGCCTAACTAATAAACCAATAAGAGATCTAATGACTAATTCGGGTAGATTAGTTCGTAAGGAAGCAATTAAGAACGCACCGGAATACTCTGGAAGCTTAAAGAGATCTATACACGTACAAAGAATTAAAACTAAGGGACGTTTACCACAATCTATAAAAGTATATTCAAGTCGAAGTTATGCGAAGTATGTACATGGCGATCCTAAGAAAAGCGGTAGTCTAAGTTTATCAGAGCCGTTTACTAGATCTAAACCACATTACCCGCCAATTAAAGCATTAAAGCCATGGGCAGAATCAAAAGGCCTAAACCCTTGGGCAGTTCAAAAATCTATTGGTAAAAAAGGTACACCACTTGTGCCGTTTTTCTTAATAGCTTTAGAAGAAACTAAGGAACAAAGAAAATTATTGGTTACAATGGCTACAAAGGACATAGAACGTAAATGGAAAGCAGGAAGATTAAGTGGCTAGTTTAACAAATATTAGAAACGGTATAGGGACTAACTTAGGTGGCATTAGTTCTTTAATTGTTTATAGTTATGTACCGGATTTTATTGAGCCACCTACCGCAGTTGTCGGCGTAGCTTCTTTAGTAGAATACGACGCTTCTATGCAAAGAGGTGCAGATCGTTATGAGATACCCGTATTTGTTTACGTATCAAGAGTTGACGCACAAGACAGTCAAGAAACTTTAGACGGTTATCTTGCAAGTACAGGATCTTCTTCAATCAAAACAAATATAGAATCAGATGTTACACTAGGTGGTAGCGCAGATTCAACTAGGGTAGTTGAGGCAAAAGAAGTTGGCGTGTATAATGTAAACAACGTTGATTATTTAGGCGTTGAATTTACAGTAGAGGTAATAGCATAATGGAAGTTAAAATCGGTTTTGATACCAAAGATAAAAGATATGAAATAGGCGATTCTATTTCTAAACAAGATTTAGACAACAAGACATTCGACGCTCTAGTTGAGCAGGGTGTAATAGGTAAAAAGGAAAAGGATCCTATTGTTGTTATGAAGAAAGAAGCAAAAAAAACTAAATCAAATAAGAAAAAAGAGTATAACCCACAGGAAGAAGAAGTATAATGGGTTACGGCAGAGGCGGTAGTAAACCGACAAGAAGCACAGGCAGACGTAGAAGAAGAAGGACTGGTAAAAGGTAATGGCGTTTATACACGGTAAAGACACAGAAGTATTTTTTAATAACAATGATTTTGGCCAATATTTTAATAGTATTGACTTCACACGAACAGCAGATATTAGTGAAACAACTGCATTTGGTAATAGTGCTAAGTCTTATGTAACAGGCGACAAGGACGGAACTGTATCAATGTCAGGTTTTTTCGACGCTACATCAGACGCTATACTTCAACCGTTTCTTGGAAGCGCAACTAATACAGATTTATTAATTGGCCTTAATGGTACAACAGACGGTAAGTCGGTATTATTTGGATCGGGAATAGTAACTAACTATGGACAATCTAGTCCCGTTGGCGATGTAGTAGCTACTTCGGTAGATATGCAAGCTGATGACGGATTTTTTAATGGTTTAGTAGTTGATAAAGCTACTATAACTACAACAGGGAACTCAACTGCATTAGATAATGCAACAAGTTCTACAAACGGTGGTGGTGCTTTCGCTATCGCAACAGCGGTATCCGGAACTTCAACGCCTACCGCAACAATTAAGATACAACATAGCGCAGATGATACAACCTATGTTGACTTAGTTACATTCACAAATTTCACCGCAGTTGGATCCCAAATGGAAACTATTGCAAGTGGAACTACAATCAATAGATATCTAAGAGTGAACTATACAATAAGCGGAACTAATCCTAGTTTTGCCGTTATAGTTGGCTTTGGAAGAACAGGATAAGGAGAATATATGGCATTTGTACATGGTAAAGATTCAGTTTTTAAACTTGATAACTCAGGTGGATCATTAACTGATATATCAACCTATGTGAACAATGTTGACTTCCCAGAAACTGCGGATGTCGCTGAAACAAGCACACTTGGTGCGAGTAATAAAACGTATTTGGCAGGCCTCAAGGATGCTACTATATCACTTAGTGGACTTTTTGACGCGACTGTTGATGCAATACTCGGAGCCGTAGTGGGACAAACAGCAAGTTTGTCATTCGAATATAGCCCGGAGGGTACTGCAAGCAGTAAAGTTAAATATACAGGCGAAGCCATTTTAACTTCTTATGCATTAAGTTCCCCAGTGGGCGATGTCGTTGCTTACTCAGCAGATCTACAAGTATCTGGTGCGGTTACACGTGGCACACATTCATAAATAAAGGTTAATAATGACAGAAAAAAAACAACGACTCACACTAGATGATCTAGTTAAATTACCTAATGTTCAAGAGGAAGAAGTATTTATTCCACAATGGGACAGAAGTATATTGGTAAGAGGGATCTCTAAAGCTACACAAATTAAGCTTGGCCGTTTAATTGAAAATGAAGATACAGACGCTTTCGATTATCAAAAAGAATTATTAAAAGAAAGTGTAGTTGATCCGAAGTTAGATGATGATGCTATTGAGATCCTATACCAAAAAGATTCAGCTGTTATAGATCTAATATTTGTTGAACTCAATAAATTGAATGGTCTTGGGGGTACCGGCGATTTAGCCGAGCAATTTCCGGAACAATAACGACTTAACTTTTCAATTTAAATTAGCTAGAGATCTAGGCATTACTGTTGGCGAACTCACGGCTAAATTATCCGTGCTAGAATATCAACAATGGATAGCTTTTTATTTATGGGAAAAGCAAGAACGAGATAAAGTACAAGCTCTTGCAGACGCAGAACGTAAAAAGAATAAGATGAAAAGGTAATAATGGCGATAGCAGATATTTTTATAAGGATTGTAACTAAGGGAAGTGAATTGGCTAAACGCCAAATGAACGATCTTGGTAACAGTTCTAATAAAACAGGCGGTAAGTTAAGCAAGTTATCGGGCATTATGAAAGGTGCCGTTGCTTTAGGGGCAGTCGCTTTAGCTAAGGGATTATTCGAAGCTACACAAGAGTTTATTGCGTTTGATGATAAGATGACGCAGTCTTTGGCGATTATGGATACAACCATAGATCAACAAAGAAGAATGGAAGAACAGGCATTAGCCACTTCAAGAACAACCCGTATATCAGCAGAACAAAGCGCTGAAGCATTCTTTTTCTTAGCTTCCGCAGGTTTAGACGCCGAACAATCTATAAAAGCATTACCCCAAGTGGCAAAGTTTGCTCAAGCAGGTATGTTCGATATGGCGACTGCAACCGATCTTGCAACTGACGCCCAATCTGCATTAGGCCTAGCAAGTGATGACGCAGAAAAAAACCTTACTAATCTTACAAGAGTTACAGACGTTCTTGTAAAAGCTAACACATTAGCAAACGCTTCTGTTCAACAATTCTCTGAAGCTTTAACTAACAAGGCAGGATCTGCCCTTAAAGTTACAAACAAATCAATTGAAGAAGGTGTTGCTGTTCTGTCCGCACTTGCCGATCGTGGTGTCAAAGGTGCTGAAGCAGGCGAAAAGCTTAACCAAGTTTTAAGAGATATACCAAGAGCAACTGCAAAGAATAGCGAGGAATTTGCAAAGCTTGGATTAAATATGTTCGATACTGAAGGCAATATGAAGAATGTTGCAGACATTGTTGAAGAACTAGATCGTGTTTTGGGTCCAATGTCTGATGAATTAAAAGCTTCTACCCTTGATCAGTTAGGCCTTAATCGTGGTGTTGCCGATGCAGTTAAGATCTTATCTGGTGCAGGCGATCAGATTAGAGAATACGAAAAAGCTTTAATGGACGCAGGTGGTACAACAGGGGACGTTGCAGACAAACAGATGAACTCATTATCAGCACAAATAGATCTCATGAAGAACGCTTTTAGTGAACTTGGTATTGTTGTTGGTAGCATTATCGCGCCGGCGTTAACTAAAATTGTTAAAAGCATTACAAAGGTTACCCAATCTTTCACATCATTAATTAAAACACAAAATGAATATTTCAGAGCTAGTGAAGATGTTATACAAGTTACTAAAGATACAATATATGGTATAGATCAATCTACCGCGTCGTACGATAAGTACACACAAGCAATAGAAGATACCACACAAGCCAATAAAGATTACGATAAATCGGCATTAGATATCTTAGGCGAAGAAATAGAAGTAGAAAAAAGAAGATCTAGAAATAATGATCTATTAGGCCGTATCCAAAATACATATAGTGATTATGAAGAAGTTATAGTTGATTCAACAGACGCACTTGAAGAAATGACAGAAGAACAAGTAAAACAAGCTAAAGAGATGAAAGATAAAGCATTACCTACTCTTAATAAAGTAGTATCAGCTTATCAAACACTTTTAGATATAGAAAAAGATCAACAAGAATTACTCAAAGATCAAAGAGAAGCGCAAACTAAGGTTACTAAGTCAGAAGAAGATCTAAATAAAGCAATCGAAAATACTGAAGTTTTACAAGAAGCTCTTACATTAGCTCAAGAAGAAGCAGTTAAAGTAACTAATCAAGAAAAGTTAGCTATTGAACAGCTTAAAGAAAGTATCAAAGACTTAGAGGAAGAAGAAGAAAAGACTACTGTA